GGAATCCAAGAATTCATTGCATCTTCTTTAACAAGTAGGATAAAAATTGTTTGTATGAATCAGGTGCATCAACACTGCGCCCTGCTTCCATCATTGCTGGCAAATACTTTTCAACAATAGCCTTGTTCTCAATTGGACGTTGGTCTTGTCCAAGAGATGGAGGTAGCACTTCTGAACCAGGACCTGCACCAAAGTCAACGCCCGCTGATGTAGGTTCATCTGGACGCATTGTTTCATCTAGAAGTGTAGGCATATTCATACCCATACCACTCATAGAAGGAGTTGCTGCTTGTGCCATAGGTGCTGATAATTGTTGTTGCATAGTTTCTTGTCCTTGACCGTATGGAAGCCCTGAAATATATTGCGCTGGTTGCTTACCTGATTGACCATTGCCACCAGTAGCAGAGATGTTTGCTGGATTATTCTGTGGTGCTGTTGGGCGGTCTCCGCCACTCTTGCCTTTAACTCCAGCCACAGTGCCTCCTACTTAATATGTTTTAATTGTGTTTTTGATAGATAAGGTCCCGCTGTAAATGCTGTTAACTTACTTGCAATTTCCATTGCTTCGTAAGCATCTGCTCCTGCGTGTAATGCACCTAGTGCATACGCTGCGCCAGACCCTGCTGCGTAGACATTGGTGCCAGATTTAGATACTGAACACTCTTGGTCTACATCAAATATTTCTCCGCCTACAGCAATAATAAACTGAAAGCGCATTTCTTTATTATCTTCATCAAAGTTATAACCATTCTCTGATAAACATTTACGTAGAGAAGGCATAGCCTTGGCAATCATAAAGTGATACAAGTCTTTGTAATCAGCCTTAGTTGGAACTGGTGGTTCCCATATATGTTGCGCTACATCGCAAGGTAGAACTTCACCTGACCCTGCAACTAAAAATTGTCCCCGCTCAGCAATCTTCTTAACATCAGGGTGCGAATAAATTCGCCCACTGTCATCAGTAGTTTGACTATCTGCAACAATTACTGCACTGTCTTTATACTCTAAACCAATAATTGTTGTCATAGTCCCCTACTTTTTTATAGTCTCGCTGTTGTAGACGCTCTTCCGCCAGTTCTTCCTGAAGCACTTAGGCTTGCAAGAATTGTTTGAATATCTGGGGCTGGTTCTTCTGGTGCTGCTACTGCTGTTTCGGGCGCAAGAGCGCCTCCTGCTGGAACTCCAGAGGGAGCAGGGGACGGTTGCTCAACCTGAGTTGGTGCCCCAGCAGGAGGAACTTGTTGCTGTGGAGTGAATGTGGCTTCAATCGCGTCTTCTAGTGCTTGACCCTTTTGACGAGCCTTGATAACCGCAGCAATTTTATTTACCATATCTGATGGGTCTTGTCCCTGAGTTGCCATCGCAGGAATTGCTTGAGCCATAGCGGTAATGCCTCCAAGGAGTGCAGTACGCATATTCTCAATTTCAATCTTTTCAAGTTCTTGTGTGACGTTAACTGTGAATGGAAGTTCACGCATAGCCATATCCTTAGAGATAAGACCGCCACCTAGAGCCTGAAGCATAAAGATAAGTCCCTGTGCAGGATTTAAACCAGCAAGCATTCCGTAACGAACATCGGCTGAGTAATCACTCTTGATGTCCTTAGAAGGCTTGTATGTAATTTCATAAGGTGAGCCAGAGTCAACGCCGCGAATTGTCTTCTCGTCTGGGAAAATCATCTCATCTACTTCAAAGCAGATTGTGATTACATCACGAAGAGTTGCAGCGAAGATTGCTTGTGCTGATTTAACCTGTGTATCAAAGGCTCCCATAAGAGCCTGAACGCCTTGTCCAGTGACGATAGAAGCATCAATGTTTCCTGTACGTCCTTCAGGATAACGTGTGCCTACACGAAGTTCTTGATTAAGTTGTGCTTGTTCAGTGAATGCACCTTGTGGAAGTGATAGTTCTACACGGCGCACACCTGCTGGATTAGATGTACGGATAACCGCATCTCCACCCAACTGTAGTTCTTGTACATCTTGTGGAAGTACAATTGGAGCCTGTACAGATTTTTCTGCAGCCTCCATAGCAAGCAGAGCAAAACGATTGCGAAGCAATTGAATGCCAAGTACATCATCAAATTGTCCACGTAGTTCACCATCAATAGATGGCTTACGTGCAACAACTACCATCATCTTGCCAAGCGGATTATTAGCACGTGAAAGAACTAAGTCGCCCTTTGATGGGATGTAGATAACTGACTGGTCTTTGTCATAGTAACGAATCATTTCAACCTGGTGATTGAGGTCTTGCTTGTAGCCGTAGCCACCTAGCAACTCTCTTTCATACTCAGGGAATTGTGAAACAAGTTCGCCTAGTGTCAGTGTGTATCGTTTTGCAAAAGCAACACAGCGTCCATAGCGGTCAAATTCTGGGTAAGCCCCAATAGGATTTTCTATGCGGATGCGTGGCAGTTTGCTTTCTTCGTCTAATTCAATAATGAAAGGGACGAAACCATATGTTAAGTACCAGTCGGCTCCTGAGTACATTTGGACCGCGAGGTCAGAATGCTGAAAATAATTAGCAGCAATGCGAGTTCTCTTGTCCGCGAAACTACGAGCACGGTCATTAACCGCGTTCGCTGCCGAGCAGTTGACGGCTGGTAGTGGTGCCATAACTTCGGATAAGTCACGGGCAACAATGTCAATAAAATTCGCAACGACATTTGCATCTACTCCGTCTGGAAAGAAATCAGGATAGACTTCAGCAATCTTTCCTTTACGGACAGCAAGAACGTCAAGGTTACGAGCATCTCGGTCATTGTTACGATAGCGCAGCGATTGAACGCGTGCTGCAATCTGTTCCATTGTTAAAGCCATATTAGCCCATTCCCTTTTTGATACGTTCAATTGAATTCTTTTTTGCTACAGTTTTTACTGCTTGTGATTCAGCAGGGGTGGCTTTTTTCCAGCCTTGTGATTTGCGAAGTTCATCAATTACATTTTGTGAACGTGTAGTAATTTGCTTATTAACTGGGTTTACGTTCTTTGCACCGCCACCAGTAATGCCTCCGACACCGCGAGAGCCACCTGCAAGACCTTCACCGCGATTTGCCATTGCCATTTTGTAATCCTTATCCGTATTGGTCAGACCATTGCGAGGCAAATGCCTCATCTAAATTCAGTGACCCTCTGTTTGATTTTTGTGCACGAGTCGCCCAGCGGTTCTGTGCGTACTGCCCCACTCGGCTAGATGTTTGCATTAACTCACGGATGCGGATTACCGCAAACCATAAAGCCATTACGCAGTCGGTTGGGTTTCGTGTATCAGGCTTCCAGGTAATAAGTTGCTGTACTAGCGCCTTAAGACCTTCAGAGCCTTCATTGCTTGGTAATTCAATTAAGTTGTTATCTTGGAAGCGACCATCGCGGACGTTACCAAAGAGGGATGCCATAGAAGCAACACCAAAAGATGTGTCCCACTTGTTCTTACCAGTGAAGTGAGAATTCAACTGGCAGCCATATGAGGCTAGAAAGTTTCGCAAGTTATCATCTAAGGCGTAAGCCTTCTGATGAGCGTTGATTTCAATTCTTAGTTCTTGTGGACGATACTTCTCAACCCACTCTTCAATCAAGGTTTGAATCTTGGCTGGAGTAGGCTCGGTCATATTGACACAATCCAAAATATAAATCTTGCCGTCACTACGATTGTAAGTAGCAACTACCGCAGCGGTGGCTCCTGCCATAGCAGGGTCAAGACCGATGACGGTATAACCAGATTCTATATGCCTTGGATGACCTGGAACTCCTTCTTTGAGAGGTCCACGCTTACGCATTCCGTTGACAGAACCTGCGACACAAGTTGGGGAGAAGATTGAATCTTCCTGCACGTCTTCTTGTTGGTAGACCATAGCCCAGACAGATGGTGCAACTTCAGAGCGTCTCTTAAATAAAGAGGGTCCATCCCACTTCGGATAAAGTCCATCAGGTCCCGCCTCGTCAATTTCATTTTCTTGTAGATTAGATTTAGCCCATAAGGTCTTCCACTGCTCAGGCTTCTCATCAAATTCAAGAACGGCTGGCATAGCGCAGTAGGTGAAAGGAGTCTTACCACCTGACCATTGTCCTGGGTCACGAATCATTTTATAAAGGTCAATGGGCGCGACACGGGTTCCTACGATAAGCAGTTTTCCGTGCCGCCCCAGACGTGTGATAACTTCCTTCTGAAGCCATTCAATTTGCTTCTCCCACTCGTGGGCATTTGAGTTCATCACAACATCGTCTAGGAT